AACGGCCAGCAGGCCGTGTTCAGCGACATCCCCGCCGCACCCGAGGTTCGCAGCGCCCAGCGCGCCGAGCGCGCCGCGAAGGTTGGCGAGCGCCGCGAAACCGACGAGTACCGCGACGCGTTCCACAACTACCTCCGCAACGGCGAGCACACCGCACCCGCGGAGCTTCGCGCGCTGACCGAGGCCAGCGGTGGCACCGTGATCCCGCCCACCGAGTTCGACAACCAGCTCGTGGCCAAGCTTCAGACCATGACGAGCGTCCGCAACCTGGCGCGCAAGCTCTCGCTGGGTTCGTTCGCGCGCGAAGTCGCTTTCGAAAACACCACGGGTGCCGCGTACTGGGTTGGTGAGTCCACCGCCCCCACCGAGGCTGCGCCCACCTTCTCCAAGATCACGCTCACCCCGAAGCGCCTTTCGGCCCTTCTGCGCGTGTCGAACGAACTGGTGGCCGATGCCGATGCCCGCGGCGGCAACATGTCGATTTCTTCCATCGTCACCGAGCAGATGGCACGCGTGTTCGCACAGACCGAGGAAACGGCGCTGCTGGCCGCTTCCAATGTTTCCGGCGCGCCTGTTTCGCTGCTGAATGATGCTTCCCTCACCAGCAGCAACACCGGCTCTTACACATCGTTCACGGCGGAGAAGGTCATCGACTGGATTTACAGCCTGCCCCGCCAGTACCGCCAGCACCCTAGCTGCGCGATCATCGTGAACGATTCCACCTTGGGTTACCTCCGCAAGCTGGCTGGCGTTGGTGGCACTTCCAACATCAGCAACTACTTCTGGGAGAACGGCTACACCAAGGGCGGCAGCGGCCAGGCTCCGGAGCCGGATCGCATCCTTGGCATCCCGGTGTACACCAGCGCGGCCATTTCGTCGCTTCCGACGAGCGGCACCACCGCTACCAAGATCGGCATCATCGGCGCGTGGGACTACTGCTACTTCGGCACCACGGGCAACTATGAACTGAAGGTGCTGCGCGAGAGGTACGCGGACACGAATGAGACGGGCTACATCGCAAACATGCGTATGGATTGCCAGCTCTCGCTCCCCGCCCTGGCGTTCAAGGCTTTCAACGCCAGCACCTGATACTGAAACTGCACCCACACCGGCGGGGGCCGAAAGGCCCTCGCCGGATTTCCTCACCATGACAATGGTTCAAATCCAATTCCTTCAAGCCGTTGCCAGCGCGAAAGGCGTTTGGGGGCCGGGCGAGGTGGCTACGGTTGATCCGGATACCGCGCAGCAGTGGTGCGTGGCAGGCATCGCGGAACGCGTCCACGCGGTTCCTGCTGCGCCTAGCGAGGCACCAAAGCAGAAAGGCCAGGGCAAGCGATGAAGGGAAATGGCTATACCCCGTTCATGCTGTCCCGCGGGTTCATGCCGAGCGGTTTCTATGGTTCTCCAACGGCCGGGCGGTTTGTGGCCGATGCAATTTCCGGCGCTAATTCGCTTGACATCATCACCATTGGCGATTCGAACGCGGGCTATTCCTACGGTGGATTTGGCGGCGGTGGTGGCGGTTGGACGCGCGGCCTGTTGCGCGGACTGAACGCCGCAGGCGCGCCAACCTATGGCTCCCCACTCATGCCCATCATGTCTAGCACCACCACCATCACAACCGGTGTTGTGAAGGAAGATGATGGAACTACGGTCACCACACTTGCTGGATACTTCTCAAATGTAACTGGCCCCACGGGAACGCTGCTTCGCGGTTCCGTTAGTGGCCCGGCAGACGTTACGCGATTTGTGGTGCCTGCCACCACATTCATCCCATACGGCGTTACCCAATTCAATTATGCATGGGTTGCAGCGTCAACCAATTACCAAAGCTTCGGCCAGTTGAACGCAACCTATCCGGGTGGTGCGGAACCATCGCCAGCGTTGCCAAGTTGGAATCAACCCGGAACGAATCTGATTTACCGAGTGACATACGCGCGCACCAGCACAAGCGGCGGAAGCATCAACCCAACAATCTACAAGGTGACCAGCGGAACCTATACGGCGCTGGCAACCACTTCCGCATCCACTTACAACGCTTCAGGAACCGACATTCAAAACAAGGATTTGGCATTCACGATGCCAAGCACAAGCCCAGCGAGCGCGATCATTTTCGGTTGGGCCTATATCGGTGTTGCGACTGGCCCAGCGGGTGCCCTGTTTGATTCCGTCTACAAGGCGGCCAAGGGCGTTTCGGTTCACAACTTGCACTATGGATCGGGCCAAACATCTACCACCATCGCCAATGTGGTGAACGGTTCCACCGGAACGGATGGAACATTCCTCGAAAACTACTTCACGCAGATTGTTAGCCGCCAAGTTGCGGCTGGTGGTAGCGGGCGCGTCGCGGTGTGGTTCAACGCAGGCATCAACGGTGGCGGCGATTCGGGTTCGACCTGGACTACGAACGCCGGAACGATCATCGCCAAGATGCAACAGGCGTGGGCTAATGCTGGCTACGCCGCACAAAATCTAGTGTTTGTGTGCAGCGTTACCCACCCGCTTGATACGGACTACGGCGGCAGCACCGAAAGCAACTTAGCCGGATCGCGCACGGCCGCCAACCTGTGGGCCAAGACCTATTCAAACACCACGGTGGTTGACCTTTCGCAGCTTTACACCGCGGCGCAGATGACATCCGCGGGCTACTACTCCGGCACCACCACGAATGAGGCGCATCTGTCGCAAGCCGGTTACTACGCGTTTGGCCAATCCATCATCAACAATTTGGCGCGATGCCGCTAACCATGCGAACGAACCTAAACGACACCGGCGCAGTTACCACCGCCATCAGCGTGGCCGATTTCAAAGTTTTCGGGCGCATCTTCCATACCCAAGATGACACCGCGCTAGCCGATATGGTTCTCGCCGCCACGCAGGTGATCGAAAACGAAACGCGGCGGGCGCTGATCACGCGTTCGTTCACCTATTCGCTGGAAGCGTTCCCCACCGATGGCGAAATCGTGTTGCCGCGTTCGCCATTCATTTCGGTTTCCAGCATCACCTACACCGACGGAGCCGGGGCCACCCAAACGCTTTCCGCGAGCGCCTACAACGCGTTCAGCGTCAACGGCATTGGGCGCGTAATCCTGAAAGGTTCGCAATCGTGGCCCAGCACGCTGGGTGAGGGGGCGCTTGATGTGTCCGTGGCATTCACGGCGGGCTATGGTGCTGCGGCCGCGAACATCCCCCGCGCCCTGGTACACGCGTGCCTGCTGCAATGCAGCCACATGTATGACAATCGCGCGAGCGTGGCGATGGCTGCGGCACCTGTTGAAATCCCGATGACCGTTCGCCGGTTGATCGTGCAGTATCAGGATGGGGGCTACTGGTGAACCCCGGCAACATGCGCGTGGCGCTGGAGCTGCTGGGGGCCACTACCACGCTGGATACCTACGGGCAGCCCATCCGCACGGTGAACGCCGCGGGCACGGGAACCATCCTGTTTGCCGAGATCAGCGACGCGACTCCCAGCGAGCGCATGAACCACAAGCAACTTGACCAGGTGGTGACGCACCGAATCCGCCTTCGATGGAATCCAAATGTGAGCCACCGTAGCCAGTTGCAAACCGTATCGACCGAGGGCGGGATGACCCGCCGGGTGTGGGAAATCGTGACGGTTACAGATTGGCGCGAGCGGCGCGAGTTCCTTGATTGCATGGCTACGGAGATCGTGCAGTAGTGGCTAGCGCGCGCCAAAGGATGATCGTGGAAGGGTTGCCGGAGTTCCGGAAAACCATCCTCACTATGACCGGCCGCGAACTGGATGACACCGTGTTGAAGGTGTTGCAGGACATGGGCGAGCCAACCCAAATGGCGTTGCTCCAGTACTTCGATTCCCTCACCGGCAAGCATGATGGCGAGAGACTTGGGCGCGCATTGCAACACCGCTGGTGGAACAAGAATCGAAAGCAGGGCTTGCCCGTGGGCTTTACCCGAAACCTTGCCATCCAAGCCCTCGTGCGCGATGGCAAGGATGGGTGGGGCTTCAAGGTGGCCAAGCTCAAGCGCGGCGTGGGCTACCTGCTGCGCTTAAAGGCGTGGGGCCCCGGCATGTTCCTGATGGAGTCCGGCCGCCATTCGAAGCGTTCCTACCGCGGGTTCAACGGGGCTTTTTCGATCCTCAAGCGGTTCCGGTACACGGCTGAAAGCCAATTGAACCGCAAGTTGCCCGAAGTCTTTGAGCGCCTAGCGGCCAA